TATTTTTTTACTCAATTTACTACCTCCATATTATTTAAATTAATCCTTATCATACCATTTAGTGTTACCTGATACCATATCACTTACAGGAGTAACATCTATCTCTACTTCCTTATAAACTTTTGTAGAAGTATTAAAAGTAAAGGAAGTTTGCCCTATTTCCCCATATAAGCCTTGCTCCCTTACTTTTTTAGTATACACAACAGTTTCATTACTATCAAAGTCTCTATGAACACAAAGACCAATATCAGCCATATTATGCCAATGAGCTGAACCAGATATATCGTACATACTTGGAATAGGATAGCTTCCGTCATTTTGCCTGTGCATTTTTGCAGGGTGAGCAACAATCCAAACACACACATTATGAGTTCTTGCAAATCTTTTACATGATGCAATTATATCTTTTATATATTCATCTTCTCTTTTTCTGCCTCTTTTATCTGTATCTATTTCATTGTAAGGGTCTATTACTATACCATTTATTCCATGTTTAATAACAGATATTCTAGCCTTATCTAATATCCAATCTATAGTTGGTCTTTGCTCTCTACTTTCTATAAAATAGAAGTGCTTGTTTATAAAGCCCATAGAAGTTAGTAATTCTTGTTGTGACATTTTTCTTGTTGCACCTTCGTGAAAGGGTAATTCTAAATACTTTTCAGCTAATCTTGTTAAATGTCTAGGTGTTGAATGTTCAGGAGAATATATTGCAAATTTCCAATTATGAAGTTTACTTGCATTCATAAGTATTTGGTCTAAGAAATTAGATTTACCATGATTTGGTATTCCTGTAACAACTGTAAATGTTCCTTGCATTAACTTATAAGTAAGGTCTAATAATTTATATCCTGTAGTTAAAGGCTTTTCCTCTGCTCCTGTATACAAATCCATTACTTGATTTATATAATCTTTAGCTTTGTATAAACCATCAATAGGATAAGGTACTGCTTTTTTAATAAAATAATCTATTGTGTCTGAAGCACCATATACTAATGCATCATTTGCATCTTTTATATCAACGTCTCCAGTTATATTACACCAATGCACTCTTGAACACCTATCTTTTCCAAACCTATGTGCCAGTTCTAAAGCTAATGCATTTCCTGCATCGTCATTATCAGTAGCAATTATAATATTTGTTTCTTCAGCTAATAATTCAGCATGAGTGTTAAGTGCTTCAAATCTTTTGTCATTCTCTTTATATTTAGCCTCCTTCGGTGCACCATCTGGCAAACTTATACATTTTGTATATCCTACTTGATGCATAGATAATACATCCATTTCACCTTCTACAATAACTAGCGGTAAATCCTTATGCTCATTTAACAAAGAGTCTATGTTGAATAAGGTTCTTGGTGAATCTGGTAATTGCCTAAATTTTTTATCTAAGGTTCTAAACTTTTTATTTACTAATTTATTATCCACATAATAAGGAAACACCACTCCTTCGTTCTTATAACCATTTCCCCAATCTTCATAAGTAATTTTAAAATGATTAACTGTTTCTTGATTAATATTTCTTTTTCTAAAAAATTCCATCATTGGTGTTTGATTTTTTGATTTATTATGCACTATAGATATTGTTTTTAACTTTGGTTTTTTAGGTATAAATTGTACTTTATCATTCATACCGCCCTCATATCCACAATGATGACAATGCCATAATATGCCTTCGCTATCTCTAGTTACTGTTAAACATAAATCCCTTTTATTTTTTCTTGTGTGACTGCACTCTGGACAAGTATATTTTTTAGTGCCATAGTCATATGAGTTTACAAACATAAATATATTATCTTACAATTTAATGTTTATAACAATAAGAACTTTCAATAATAATTAATTTATGTTATGTATATTTATTCCTATTTTTTTTAAACATGAGATGGTTACTAGTTAGCCATCTTTTTGTTAAATTTAATGTAATGTTTCGCTTTCAATCATTGGCAAAGTAAAATCTTCTAAAAAATATTGCAAACTTTTTAAAACATTATCTGCTTCTAAATCATTATCCATTCCATTTAATTTAATTATTATATTATGACTTTTACCTCTTTTTATCATATAAATATTATAGTATTTAGCTTTTTGCATCTTCTTATCCTATAGTAAAACTATCCTGATTTGATTAATAAAATATAATAATTTATGTAACATACTTAACATCTTTTTTTTGTTTAGTTAATTTTAATTTCTTTTTTTTTGTTTTTTCGTTTAATTCTGCTTTATAAATTATATTAGGTGGTGCAACAAAATAAGCATAATTATTGTGATAAAAAATCATAATTTTTTTTTGTTTATTTAATCCCCATCTAAATTCTATTGCATTATCTTGTATTAGCAATTTCATAAAAGTATATTTATTTTGATTATCTTGTTCTGTAAAATTCCATAAATTTTTACTATTTAGAACCATAGCATAGGGGTTAGAAGAATGGTTTTTTTTCCAATTAATGTCTTTATCAAATTTGACTACTTTTTTGACATCCATGCAGTTGCACCCATATAAGCACCAACTATTCCTGCTCCACTAATATAAAACAAATTACTTATATCACTTAAAGCTTCTATTCTTTCTAGTTTAATAAAAGGCATAAACATCATAGCGGTAAAAATTCCCATACCTACTAATGTAAATGTTGCCATTCTTCTTTGTGCTTTATTTTTCCTTAAATCATTTTCTAATAGTTTAATTTCTTTTGCGTGTTCTAATTCTTCATCTGATACTATACCATCATTGTCCATATCATATTTAGCATATGATGAGTTTTTGTTTAATTTTTTATTTATTTTTTTTACCATTATTTTCCTAAACATTGTTTTGTATAAGAACAATTTTTATTATCGAAGAAGTAAAGGCTCCTAGTTCCATCTGGGTGTTCGTAAGTACACTTATGTTTTCCCTCATCAAATTTATATTCAATTAATTTGCAATCAGCTACTCTTTTATTAAATTCATCTGTTTCTTTTTTTATAGTGTAATCGTGTTTATCTTCATTCATACAAACAAACCAATCTGTCATTATATAATCACAAACATTATTTACAACAGGAACTGGATTATAGAGTATACTAGTTAAGGCTATTTTAAAGATAAATTCCATTATTATTTATACTATATTTAGTATTTTTTTAAAAGTATGTAAGTTTTTTTCTATATCTTTATTCTCATCATTAATTAAATGTAAAACTTTTTTTTTAAAATTAATTTTTAAAATATTATTTATTTTTGTATTTCTACCTTTTATAAACCTCTCACTTTGGTTATCTTTTCTATCTATATGTCTTTGTTTAGTATGTTTGCTATTTATAATTATTGAATGTAGTTCAGCCCATTGATCTAAATATTCTAAAATACTAGATGTAAATAATCTATCTCCTTCAAATAATAAATTATATTTTAATTTTTTTTGAATTATTTTTTTAAAATCATTGTGTACTGCCATTGAAAGTAAGTCGGTTCCTTCAAATGTTTTGTTTTGACCATATTTACCAACAATCATTAAATTAATATCATCATTGTAATGACCTTGCACTAATCCAAATTTAAAGTTTTTCCAATTTTTATATTCAACAAAAAATTTTCTAATTATTGTAGATTTTCCTACAGCAGGTAAACCGCCTATCGCAACTACTTTCATGCTATCTCCTGATTATTAAAACACCCATTATCTAAAAAAAAATTATATTTTTCTTTATTTATTTCTTTAGATTCATACAAATTATTATTTAGTTTTTCTTCTCTGCCTTGCCAAAAAACACTCCAGTCTATTCCATCCCATTTATCTTGCTCTACTTTTTTTATTTCTTCTGCTTGTCTATCTAAATAATATCCCAAATATCTTCCTCTACTTCTTCTAAATAATTTTTTAAAACTACAAAGAACTGTTTCCATTTCATAAAAATTTGTATCTTTATAAGATTTAATATTATTAATAATTTGTTTGCTTTTATATTCTAATATTTTGTATTGTTTTATGCTTAATTTTTTGTCTATTAAAGCTTCATTTCCTAAAGCATATAAAAGACCATTTCTATGACTTCTGCTACCAGAGTAATCATTTAATTTTAAATTATTAGGCTCTAATTTTATATTGGCACAGCTGTGTAAACTTTGCATATAAAACCATGTGCTATATCTTCCAAATTTATATAGATTATTTTTTATTTCACTCCAAACTATTTCAAAGCTGTTTTCTGGATAGGAATTAAATTTTTCATACTGAAGTTTACTGGGATTAAAAGATTCTATCCATTTTTTGTAGCTTAAAAATTGTTGAGGTAAATATCCTTTATTGTATTTAGTATCTGTTTGATACCTTAATCTACTGTAATTATTATCATTCCATTCTTTTAATCTTTCATAATCTACTAATTCAAAATCAGGAAACTCATTCCAAATAACCCAAGCTGTTGGTAAATAATATGTAGTTCCGTATAAAAAACATATCCATAGTTTTTGTTCTATATTATGTTCAAACCTGTCAAACAGGTAATTTAATAAATAAATACTTGGGTCGCAATCTTTATGTTTTATACTCCACTTGTACCACAGCTTAAATCCTTCTGTTCTGTTTTCTTTAAGCCTATAATCCATATAAACTACTTCTTAAATAGTATTTACTATATTTATTAATAGCATTAAAAGTTTTTTCTATCTTTTTAGCTGATATATTTAATTCTTCAATATTAATTTCTTTTATTTTTTTTACTACTTTTTGTTCTGGTATAGCCATTTTAGGATTTAATATTGCTTTTTCTCTAAAATTTATTTGTTCTAATCTACTTTTATAAAGTGGTTGATCTGATTTTAAACTGCCTTGTTTGTCTACTCCCCAAAATATTAAACCATTTTTAATATGCCAACCTAATGAATCTGGAGTACAAGATATTTTTAATCTTTTCATTCCTTTATTAAAAGAATAATTTATGTAACTTTCCCATAGTTTAGTAGCATATCCATTTCCTTCTTTACCTTGTACTGTGCAAACTTCATATACATTTACATAATTATTTATTTTACTTTGCGTGGCAAAAATTAGAGAGCAACAATCATTATTCACATACATACAATAAGGTGGGTTTTTTACATAATTTTTAAATCTGTACCATAAGCTATGTGATGCTTTAAGAAATTTAGTATTAAAACCTTCTTCACTATTTTCTATTACTTTTAATACTTCTGACTCATTTATTTTTTTAAAATCTATATTCATTGTAAATCTCTTGTTGATTGAGATATTTGATTTTGATTAACAGTAATATTGTTTTTATAATTAATTTTGTATTCTGTGCAAGATATACATTTTTTAGGGTCTTTTATATTTAGTCTATCAAAAATATTTTTAGTGCTTATGGCTAACAAAATATCATCAGAATCTTTATACCATAATGGTCTTTTATCATTTCTAAAATATTGCAAAGTATTATTATTTTTATTTATAACACATGATGATATAGAAGCTTTTGGATATTCTATTAAAGGGTGTTTTTTTAACAAAAATGATTTAACAATATATTCACTATCATTTTTTGTTTTAAACTTATAATTTTTATTGTCCCAGTATTTACTGTCTTGTTGAGTAATTACTCCATTATGAACTGCTGATATATTATTATTTGTTATAGGTTGATTGTATTCAAGAGAAGAAGTGCTGTATCTTGTATGACCTATAATAACTTTAGTTTTAATATTTTTAAGTTTAAAATTATCTGCTGAAACTGGTTGTATATCTGTATTTAACTTTTCTTTTTCTATCCAAGAAATACCAGTAGAGTGTTTTCCCCTTATTTTTAATTCTAGTAGAATATTTTTAATCAATTCTAAAGGTATAAATTCTTTAGAAGCTATTGCAAATATACCGCACATTATTGATTAAGACCTACTCTATTTTTTCTGTTTTTAATTATTTCTAATTCTTCTTTTGCTGATTTGCAATTAATCATGTTTTTCCTGTAATAACATACTATTGATATTCTTTCATAAGGTTTGTTAGATTTAATTGGAAGATTACCATGCCATTCATGCACATTAAAAAAACATACGTCTCCATTTCTTACATCAAAACCTAATCTGTATCTTGGAAGGCAAGTTTGACCGCCATCATATTTTCCTGCTTGTAATACTGCAATATTTCCTAAACCTTCATGACAATCTCCTGCATCTGTGTGTATAGCAGTTCTCCAGTTTTTATTTACTGTAACTGTAGTAAAAACAGTATTTTTAATAAAAAAATCTTCACTTGTTTTATCAACATAATTTTTTTGTGCATTGTATCTTTCTGGACAAGCTTTTTTAAACTCATCTGATATTTTAGTAATATAAGGTCTAGCATTAGAAAACTTTTCAAAATTAGCTTCTGTCCATGCTGTTTGTCTGCAATATGGGAATCTAACTTGTCTATCAAAATATCCTATTATACCTGAATGAACAGGTTTTGCATAAACAGTATTTGAAACAGTTCCATCTCTTTTTAATTTAAAAACTTGTTTGTCTGATTGTCCATGTTTTACTGCTCTATCATTAAAATATTTTAAATCCTCTTTACTCATTACTCCACCTGCATTTCCTCTGTTTGTTGTAACAGTCGCAGCTTCTCGCAGCACATTATATGCAGTTTTACAAGTATTAAGCGGTATAACACCCTTTCTAAAAAAAAATAATGGGTTACCCTCTTCATCATAAGCATCACAATCATAATCTATAATTTGATCAATTTTGCTTTCCTCTACAAATGTTCCTGCCTTTTTTCTCCAATCTTCAAAACTTCCATCACTTTTTACTTTTATTCTTTTATATTTCACTTTCATATCTCTCTTTGAGTATTTTTAACATTAAATCAGTAACATTATTAATACCAAACTTTTCTTGTAGTTCTTGTGCCATTTTTTTAAATTCAGGCTCTGTTTCAGTATTTAAAAATAATTGTATCATTTTTACATTACTTTGTTCATAATCGCCCATATCTTCTAATTCTAAATCTTCCTTAACGTCTCCTTCAAATTTTAACATTTCACTTTTTGTTATTTTATTAATTTCGTCTAAGTCAAATCCAGTTAATTGCATATTTAAATCTAAATCACCTAATTCAATCATTTCTGATTTAAGTAAACCTTGATCCCATTCTGAAAATTCATTACTTTTATTATCCATTATTCTATATGCTATTTTTTGTGCTTCGGATAAATCTTTTGCTACATGAACAGGTACTTTTTTTAATTCTAATTCTTGACTAGCTTTAAACCTAGTATGACCTGCTAATATTATTAAATCTTCATCTGTTACTATAGGTTGTCTAAATCCAAATTCTTTAATGCTTTCTTTTACTTTTTCTACAGCCTCTAAATTTATTCTTGGATTTTTTTCATAATTTTTAATTTTATCTATTTCTAATAATTGTATTTCCATTTTATTATCCTGCTATTGTGTTTTTTTTGTTAACATTATTGACCTCTACAGTTTCATACCTTTTTTGATTTAAAAAAGTTGTAGCATGAGGAATATATTTTTTAGGTACATCTCTCATATTTCTACTATATATATTAGTTATATTCATCAACTTGTCTACACTAATATCTTCTATAGCTTTTTTAAAATATTGATGAGCTTTTACTTTAGAACCATCGCTTCTTGGATAGATATTCCAAAATTTATTAAAATCATCATCATAAGAATCTTTTTTATATTTTTTGTTTACTTTCTTTAAGGTTATTGGCATTGCTTCCTGCGACTCCCTCCCCCCTGTATTTTGCGACTGGGTTTCTACATTTATCCTATATAAATTAGAAGTTTGTCTTTTTTTACCATTATCTAACTTTTCATACCTACTTATAGTATAAATTAAACCTTTTTCTTCTAATACTTTTAAATGCCTAAGTATTGTATCTTTGCTACATTCACATACTTTAGCTAAAGTTTTGTGAGATGGATAAGTTTCATTATTTTCATCAGCATAATTACATAACATTATTAAAACTAATTTTGATGCAGTTGAGCCTGTTTCTTTCTGACTAGCCCAATATAGTGCTTTCCAAGACATATTTCCTCCTATTTTTGATTTAATTATGGAGTAAAAAAAAATAAAAAAAAGTTATTTTTACTGTTGTTTTTTGTTTTTATATGTAGATAATAAAGTTATATTTATAAACTTACAAGGAGAAAAATATGACAACTACTTTTATTATTGATGGAAAAAAAACTGAAATTACTAAATCTGAAGGTCAGTTTCTTTTTCAATACTTTATTATGTTAAATGATACTATTGAAGTTGATGATGCTGATTATTACTCTCTTATTAAAAAGGGAGTTATGAAAAAATATGCAGGTTCTGGTTATCAAGTTTTTCCTACTATAAAAGGTTATGCTATTATTAATGATCTGGGTGGAAAAATGAAGGATTGGAATGAAAGGCAAAATGCTCAACTTAAACCTACTTTTATGGGTTAAATTTATTATGAGGGTGGTTTTATACTGCCCTCTTTATTTTTTTTACAAGGAGAAAAAATATGTCAACAAGTGCATTAATTTATTTAAAAAGAGAATTTGATTCTAGTAGTTTTTTTTATGGTTTTAGAAATGTTTTTTATAGACATTATGACGGAATGCCAGAAGTTGCAGGACACGATATTTCTAAAATTATTCAGGAAGGTCTTACCACTATTAAAAATGAAATGAGAATTTATAAAAAAGCTATGGATTTATCTAAATATTTATCACATAGATTTACTGATAATAAAAACTTTGAGCATCTTTATAGTAGTAAGGATTATGAAACAGACGTTCAACAAATAAAAAATATTCAAAAAAGATACTGTGTAAATTACAAATATTTTATATCTTTACGGAATGAGTTTTATTTAAAGGATTTCAAGCCTCCTATAATACAAGTAGTAGATGATACAAAAACTATATTCAATGGCAGTTATAAAGAATACAGGAATTGGTTAGCATCAAGAGTAAAAGTTTATTATATGAGAACGAAGTTAATTGAAAAACATCATGGAGAAAAAATATGAAAAATCATAAAATGAAACAATCAGAGTATCTTCAAGCAATAGATAGAGCAAAAGATAGAATGAATATTAAAAATACTTTTTATGTAAAGCAATTAGAAGATGTTATAGAAAAAGAAAAATGGCAAAAGAATTTTTGGAAAAAAAAGTATAGAAATTTATTACAGGTAAATCAAAAAGGTTATAATATATTAATGGATTATTTTGATTATATACCAGAAGAAGAAAAAGAAAGTGTAGATAAAAAATTAAAGGAGATAGGATTATGAAAAGTAACTCTCCTTTTAAAGCTCATGGTATAGAGCATCTGTCTGTGAGTAAGATTAATCAATGGGTAGCAAATCCTGCTAGTTTTTTATATAGATTATCAGGCGGAATAGATGAGCCATCTCCTGCTATGTGGAGAGGAAATGCAGTAGAAAGTGCTTTAGAAAAAGCTATGAAAATGAATGAAGCTGATTTTAAAGAAATTACAATTATAGCTAATAAAGAATTTGATATGATATCTAATAAATACAATTATAAAAATGAAGAAAAAAAAATTAAAGAGAGAAACGCATTACAAGATTATGTTAGGAATGGATTGCCTCATTATAAATCTTTAGGAGAACCCACAAGTTATCAACAAAAGTTTCTATATGACTTTGATGATATAGAAATACCATTTATGGGTTTTGTAGATTTTGAATTTGGTAATTCGGAAACATCTTTTCATCAAATTAGAGATTGTAAAACATCAATGTATAGATTAAATAGTATGAAAGAATCTCATGCTAGGCAATTATCTTTATATGCAGTAGCAGTAGGAAATCCAGATAGTGAATTATGGATAGACAATATTACGAGAAATTATGGTGTGCAATCAATTAGATTAGAAGACCCAATACCTTATATAAATCAAATTAAAAAAATAGCTTTAGGTATGAGAAAATTCTTGTCTATATCAGATGATGTTGCAGAATTGTGTCAGATGATATATCCAGATTTAGATGATTGGAGATGGTCTGGTGATGTTATTAAAAATGAAGCAAAAAAAATATGGGAGATAAACAATGAACGAAAAAATTTTTAATGAAGAAAATAATGTTAAAGAAAAATCTTTTAATGAAGATTTAGTAAACTTATTAAATGAAGTAAGAAATCCTATTAAAGATAGTGCAATAAGTTATTTACAAAAAAAACAAGGAGCTAAAAATGATTTTATGTATGCTAGTTTGGGTAGTGTATTAAAGACAGTAAAAGAAATGCTACCTAAATATAATTTTTGTTTAAGTCAGGCTATTGTCCAGAATGATGGCAAGGCAATGGTACAAACAAGATTAATACATAAATCAGGTAAGTGGTATACTGATGGAGGTGTTAGTTTGATAGCAAAAAACTACAACGACCCACATCAATTAGGAAGTTCTATCACCTATGCAAAAAGATATGGATTGTGTTCCTTATTGGGATTAGATGCAGAATTTGATAATGATGCTACAGATTATGATGACATAGATACAATACATAAAAATACTAATGGTGTTTCTCATGGAATATAGGTGGTATGTCGAAGTACAAGATAATAGTAAAAAAAAGAAAAATTTTATTATAGAAACAGATAATACTTGGGAACATGGAATACATGAAAATGAGATTATTGATAATCTTATTAATAAAGAAAAATATACAATTACTGAATTAACTTTAATTGATAAATGTTAGGAGAATAAAATGACTGAATACGATAATACAAATAAAGGAGCATTATTTCCACTAAAAGAGCCTATGGAAATAGTGTATGAAGGTAATATTAATATGAATGGATTTCAAAGAAGAGTTATATTAATTAAAAGAAAAAACGCACAAGGGCAGGATACTTTTGAAATGTTTGAATCTATAGCTAATATAAAAAGAGTTGAGGATAAAGCATCAGAAAAACACCCAGATGGAAAAGGAGTTTTAGAAGTTAGAAAAATTGACAAAACATTAGGAGTATCTTTTTGGAGAAGAAAATCTAAAAATGATTTAAACTATTTATCTGTAAGTTTAAGTGAAATGAAAACAGAAAATAATTCTGATGTAGATAAAATATTAGAAACTTTTGAAGATTCAAAGGTCATTGATAAAGGGTTTTGATGTCTAAAAGGTACATCAACAGGAAACACCTAGAATATGTTTGCAGTCTGCCTTGCAGTATTGCTACTCATTTTAGGTATCAAACAGATGGTGAGCTAATAGAAACATACCTAGTGCCCACTCCTTGTAAGAATGGGGTACAAGCTCATCATCTGCTCAAACCTATATATTCACAAAGAGGCATGGGCTTGAGAGCATCAGATAAAGACGTAATACCTTTATGTTATTCTCATCATTCTATGTTACATAGCTTTGGTAATGAATATAAGTTTTTTGAGGAAATGACTAAGATGAAGAATTTTGGTCAAATAGTAGCACAACAACTATGGCTATCAAGTCCGTTTTATGAAAAAGAAAAGTAAGGAGATTAAGTGGCTATATTGTAGCCAATGTGCAGTAGAAAAAATTATTAAAGTAGATAATGCTAAAGAGTATATTTGTAATGATTGTATAAGGACTAATATGAGAAATGAAAGAATAGAAGCAAAAAATAAAAAACTAGATCAAGCAAATTCTTTAATTCAAGAAATAGACATTTCAAAATATAAACAAAAAGAATATGCAAAGATTGTAAACTTAATATTTCAGGAAATTTTTTATGCCAAAAAAAGGAGATAATAATGCAAAATGTAGTTAGAAAAGAAATTAAAAAATTATATAATGGATATCTAGTGAGTATTAGAGATTATGAGGCAAAAAAAGCTATAGATAATGGTGGTATTGTTTTAATTTATAATAAAGAAATAATGTATTTAAAACCAAAAGATATATTGTCTGCTGAATGGGAAAATAAAATGCAAATGTCTAAATTTGGAAAGCCTTATAAATTAGTTAATATTCGTTGGAAACCAAATTTAGATAGTAGACAAAAAACATTATTTTAAAAATGAGTAAATTTGTAATTAATTATAAAATGGAATTTGAAAAAAGACCAACTAAACATGAAGTAGAAGGAAGGTTATGGAATTTATTAGCTAAAGGCTTTGTTTTAAGAACAGTTGAAGAAAATGATTATTATTCAAAAGAAGTAAAGGAGAAAAAAAATGGGAAAAAATAATGCCTAAAATAGTAACAATAGATGATTACAAAGTAACTACAGCTCATGGAAAACTACTTTATAATATTGGTAAAAAAAATAATCTAACTATTCAAGATTTAGCTAAAGAACTATCTTGTTCTGTAGTTTATATTAGGGCTATTTTAAAAGGAGATTTAATTTTATCATCTGATAAATCAATGTTACTAAGAAAAAAATATGAAAGAGAGGATATATGACACAAGCAGTAATTAGAGGAACTTATTCTGATTTTAAATTAGTTAAGACTAGAAATGTTGTTCAAATGATAATAGAAGTTCCTGTAGAGGAAGCAGAGAGAGTTACCGCTACTTTTGGTATTCCACACCCTCAAGAAGAAAAATGGGTTGCAGTAGCTTTGCTAGACACTAGAAAGGTAGAAAATAATACCAGAGCAAATAAAGCAATACAACAAGCAGGAATTTTATCAAAAGAAATAGATTTTGGAAATTTTTTAAAGAAAAAAGTATTAGAGGTTGAACCTAAAGATACAAATAGTATTGCTAATGGTATAAGAGCAATAACAGGAGTTAAATCAAGGTCAGAATTTAAAAACAATGAAACTGCTTTAAAAATATGGGAGAGATTGTATGACGAATACAGAACAGCAGGAAAATAATTTACCAATAAAAATTTTATCTCCATGGTCTAATATAATTCTTAAAAGTAAAATACCTGATGAGGTATTTAAAGACCTTATATCTTTGTATGACAAAACTATGAGCGGTAAATGGGAAAGTCATGGTAAATCACTAGTTGGGCAAATAGATGAAGAGCCTAGTGTAAAACCAGAAGATCAACGGAATCACCTTAAATGGATTAATTTCTGTGCATTATTAACACAAAAATTTTTAGTAGCACAAGGAAACATTAATCAAGTTTCAGATACTACGAAAGTAAAAAAAGTAGAGTCTAGCAAATACATTGCTAATATTAAGAGTATGTGGTTTGTAAATCAAAAGCCTTTAGAATATAATCCTGCTCATGTACATTCTAATTGTTCTATTTCTGCAATAGCATATTTGAAAACTCCTAAGAATAAAATAAAAAGTAAAAAAGAATTTTATGAAACAGATGGGAAAATATCTTTTATTAATAACACAGGAGCAGATACAAGATGGTCTGTACCGATACTAAATTTAGAGCCAGTAGAACGAGATATATATATATTTCCTGCTTTACAAACACATATGGTATACCCTTACAAATCATCAAACCCTGAAGATATAAGGGTTTCAGTATCATTTAATGCAGATATAAAAAAAGAGTAATATTTGTAACTTAAATGTTGTCTTATATTTTTTCCTGATGATAATAGTAGTTATGTTTATAACTTACAAGGAGAATAATATGAAAGCAGATATAAGAATAGTTAAAAAATTACTAAATGAAAAAGCTACTTTTCTTTGGAATGAAGAAACTGTAGATTATTTAACTAATGGAAAAGTTTATGTTTCTATGGATGTATTAACAGACATTATGTATAGGTCTACTAATGAAAGAGATAATTTAAAAGATAGCGATATAGCTTATTTATTTTATCATAGTCTTAGATTAGAGGAGCAATGCAAAAAATTATTTGATATTCCTGATTATATAACTGTAGCAAAACACACTATCACTATTGATCAAAAAGAATTTTTAGAGGAAATAGTTGGTATTATTAAAGGTGAAGATCATGAACTAATAGATAGGGGTATATAATATGGGTTACTCACAATCAGAAGAATTTAGAGTCGAAACTATTTTAGATGAGCATAAAAGTATAATAATGAATGCCTTGTCTAAAAAATTCTTAAAACTTTTCAGAGATATTGAAGACTTTGATTATCAGGAATCTTTGCCTTACTCAAAAGAGAGTGAGGCGGATATGCAAGATAGAGCTACTGAAATATTTTATACCTGTCAGGAAATAGGCATCACAGAGGAGGATGCTAGAATGATGTATGATAGATATAAATATCAAGTGGAGGATTATATCAATGAGTGTTGTTAACTTTAAAAACAATAATTGTTCTGGGAAAAACAACCCAGAGCAGTTATTAGAGGAATGCCCTTATGCTGAAGCTATTAAGCATTACTCATGGTACTACTTTTTTAACCTGAAACTAGAAAAGAAAGCTCAATTTAATATTAAAGATTCTAAATATTTTTATGAAAAAAGAAAATATTATGGAGATTTAATTAAGGCAGTTAAATTTGCTAGAGATACAGGTTGTTCATTTAAAGAAGCAAAAGAAGTTTTTTCAATAACAAGGAGTAAAAAAAATGGAAGTTAAACACACACAAGCAAAAAGTATGCAAAAAATATTACAATGGTTAGTAAATACAGCACCATTTCAATATAGAATTACAACTCATCAAAATGGAGAACTCCATATAAAAATGGAAGTACCAGAAATTGTTAATCGCTATGAAAATAATCAAGATGATTTTTTAGATTTACAAAAAAAAATAGCAGAATCAAACAAAGGAGATAAAAATGAGTAATTGGACAGAATTACAACTAAAGGAAGAAACGGAAAACATCGGTTATAGAGCAGAGGATTTATCAGAGATATTAGCAAGAATAAGAAATTATGCTGATTCTGTTGATGGTGTAGATTTAAAGAGTAGAAAAACTTTATCTGAAATTAATAGATTGTCTACTTTAGCTATCGGTAAAATTATACCAGACCTTATGTTAAGTAACTATAAGCAGTTTACTATGATGAATAAAAAATTAAATTTAGGAGATGAAAATGTATAGAACATATTTAATACTAACAGTAGGCATGATTATAATGACTTTACTTATTCAAGGTTGTTCTGTAAAATGGCAACCTATAGTAGACCCTAGAGTAGGGGAAAACTATGCAGAGATAACTAGAGATGTATTGGAGTGTAAAGAATTAACTAAAGATATAAAAGGGTATGGTATATGGTGTAATCCTTTAACATCAGGTGGAAGATGTAAACCAAAACATGAACCTGTTAAACAATGTTTAGCAAATAGGGGTCATTCAGTTTTAAACTAGGAGGAAGTAATGATAGTTAAACAAAACAAAAAAGAAGTTGAAATTAAATTGAAAAATTTTGAATGGATTAAATTACAATATTTATTTGAGAATTACGATATTCAATATTCTAAAATAAAAGAATTAAGAAAAGAAGAAAATAATAATATAAAATGGAGATTTGCAAATGATAAATAGTAAGTTTTTAGATGTTAGCAAAAAATTAACTAATTTGAATAAAGCTTTTTATGAAGCAAAAGATTTATCTTTTAAAAAAATTTGGTTAGACAAATGGAATGAAATATCTGAATCTACTAAATATATAAAGAAAAGAAATTTCTTACTGGAGGTAAATAGTAAAGCAAATGATAATTAATAATGGAAAAGATTTTAAAGACTGGAGAGTAAAAAATGGTTGGTCGCAAAAAGATATAGCGGTTAAGTTAGGTTATAATCAAAGGTTTTCAATATCTCATATAGAAAATGGTTGTAAAAAAATTACTAAACAATTGCAAATTTTATGTGAGTATATTGATAAAGAAAAATGAGTATAGCAATCCCTCCTAAATTAGGTAATTCTCATGGAGTGCTTTGTGTAGATACATTATCTAAAGAAGCTTGTGATAAAATTATTAATCTACACAAAGTATCTTTTCACCATAAAGGAAGGGTACAAAACGATAGTTCTAAAAAAACTAAATACAGTAAAATAATATCCATTAGACAAGTAGATGCTTGGATTATAGATGAAGGTCATGAATGGTTAGATCAATTGCTAGTAGAAAAGGCGGTTATTGCAAATCAAACATTTGATTATAATATGTCTGGATTATTAGAAAGACCACAATTATTAAGATATAATGCTCCTTCTGTAGGATATGATTGGCACACAGATATGGGTTCAGGAGATGCTAGTACTAGAAAAATATCACTATCTATTTTATTAAATGAGGATTTTAAAGGAGGAGATATAGAGTTCTTTGGAAATGGAATACAAAAAATAGAAATGAAAAAAGGAGATGTGGTATGCTTTAGCTCTTTTATGCCACACAGAGTAACAAGGGTAGAAAAGGGTTTTAGGTGGGCAATAGTCTGTTGGTTTAGTGGTTCTCCATTTAGATAAATTATTTTCAAAATACATACAAATAAGTGTTGTTTTTCTTATATAATGCTCAATAATAGTTATAAATATAACTTACAAGGAGATATGAATGACTAAATATAAAAAAGATAACAAAGTAAAAGAGATGAAAAATGGAATTGCTATGTGGAAAGATATGGCAGATCACTTTAAAGAAGAAATAAACTTTTACAAAAATACTATAGTACCTAATGTTGAGCAGGTAAAAATAAATAAGGGTTGCTATGAAAAAGTAAAAGCAGAAATAAAAAGAATAGAAAGCCAAGTAAATAATCAGGATGGGGAGATAGCAAAATGTTTATAGTAATAAGAAGAAAAAAAGACGAAATAAGATGGAGAGTATCATTACACAAGGAAGGTGAAGTTATTGAGTATTCAGAACACGTAACTGCTTTATCTGCAATAAGATTTATGAGATATATGCACCCTGATGTAATGGTACATATGAAAGATTATAATAGCCCTAAAGATAATGGTAAATGGGCTATTATATATAAAAACTTTTTTGGTGATGGAACAATACCAAATGGGGAGATAGCAAAATGTATTTAGCATTAGCAACAGACCATATTAGAGTAAGAAAAAATATTAGACTACTTGATGGTAGAGAAATGGCATCTAGAAAAACAATTTGGAAATTACTTTGGAGAGGATTTTCAGTAGATGATGTTTGCAATATTATTAAAGAACAATATATGTTTTGGGATAACAAACAATATTGGGAAGAAAAAAAGAATGGTGTTTTAGGAAAGTATTACTGGAAACAATATTCTTATGGCAATAGAGGAGATAGATACACTAAATAAGTAATTATACCTTACCTGTCTTTGATAGCCCTAGAATCTCTTTAAAAAAGGTTTTAGGGCTATTTTTTTACCAATGTCTAATAACATTTAATATAATAGCTATACAAGTACAAATATGAAGGATTACCCAAGCTGAACGTATTAATGCTATTACATCAGCTTTTTTTTTATTATTATAGGCTTTAGTTCCTAGTGACTTGCACCAGTACTTCCAAATATTATTCACTTATTTTTTAGAGTCTGTTTTCTTTAACTTATCAAATGACCTCATGCCACCAATTCCTAGCATACCTAATAACAAAGGCATCATTACAGTCATATCAGCTTGTGGTATCACTACTCCAAACCCTGCACAGATTGGTGATATTAAATAATTAATTCCTAGAGATAATCCAGAAATCCACCCAATCAAAGGTCGCCACGATGATTGAAACCAATTACCTTTAGCTTCTTCGGTGTTTAGTTTGATTTGAGAAAGAGCTAAAGCTTGAGCATGTTCGTCTGCCATAGTTGCTAATTTATGAGCTAACTCTGCTTTCTTGTCTTTGTCTTGAATAAATTTACCTAGTAATTTGGTAGCAGGTGCTATTAATGCAGTTAATGCCATTATTTTCTCTCCTTATATTTTTTTCCATCATATAATAAATATTTTTTTCTGTTTTTATCTTCATTAAAAGAAACGTGAACCCAACCTGAAGTAGGCTCGTTTTCTTTGTAAAACTCTAGTATTAATTGATCATAAGTTAAATTATTATGTATCCATTCTGCTAATCTTAAATTGCTTACTCTAGGAACTTCAATATCTACCGCTTGACCTTTACAATGTTGGCTTTTATTAGAACCACCAATAACTTTATTTAATTCTTCACTTCTATAACCAGAATTAGGAGAAAAAGGTATAGAAAAAAAATTTCTTATAGGTTGAATTATGTTAACTGATAGTTTTACTAAATTCTCAATAATTATTTTATCTTCAGGAATATTATTTATATTATTTCTTATTGCTGTTTGACTTTTACATAATTCTCCTAAAGTAAAATTTTCTGATAACTTATAAGAATTATCAAACATTACTCTGGCATATCATCTGGTTGAACAGGAAAATTATATAATGTTGCAGGAGTTTTAACTGAACCATTAGTATTATAAACAGTAGTTAATAAAGCTACTACTGCATCAAAGTCTTTTGCATTAGTAATAGCTGTTTCCATAGTAGTTGCTGAATCTCTTATGCTTTTTCTATAAGTTGCTACTGTTGAAGGAATAGCTTCATCTGTATCAGCTTTTCTAATTATCCATTTATCAGTACTTGATAATAAAGAAGATTGCATATTGCTAACTTTTCTTTTTAGAATAGTTTTTAATCCCTCATCAATAACTTGGTTTCCATCTAAATCTTTTAAATCTTTACCATCTGCGTCTTTTGCATTTGCATCATCTAAGGCTTTTGCAGAAAAATTATAAGTTCTATCTATTTGACTATTTTCTTCATTCCAAGCATAAGATTCACCAACACCATTATACAATTCAGGGTAAGTAGGTTGTGTATTTGCATTTACTACAGGATATATATAAAATTCTGCTAATTTAGTATTGCTTTTAAATGTAGCTTTTGGGTGTAAAGTTCCTGAAGCATCTCTAAGTTGTTCTGGATATCTATAAATTTTTGTTACTTTTTTATTCTCTATTTTTCCCCACATATTATTCTCCTTTAGAATTGATTATTATAACGAAATGGCACATCACCGTATGCTCCAAAGATGTAACTGCCACCACTTTGATTATTTAAACCACCAGTTCCACGTAGCTTGAAGCCATTACTAAGAAAATCAACACCATGTGTAGATCCTGCTGATCCTGCTGCATTAGAGTCCC